GGGTGATCCCGGCGGTGTTGATGGCGGTACTGGCGGTTAGGGGGTTTTGGCTTTGGCACGGTTTGATTATGATGCCGCGCAGTTCAGCGGCGAGTTTGAGTCAAAGCTTGTTACGGCGCTGGATATCAACAGCAACCCGTGGTTTAAGGAAGCTTTAGCGAAGGCCGCAGAGAGGCTTGCCGAGTATTTCCGGGGGGCGATAATAGTGCGAGGGCTTCTCGATACGATGCAATTCGTAGATGGCACAAAGGCGGCGGATTTGAAGGCCGGCAATGATTCGATGTTGTATGTGGATATTTATCCAAAGGGGACGCGTGACCGGGAGCGCGGCAGGAAAAAGGCGATCCGGAACGCCGAGGTCGCGTTTGTACATGAGTATGGTTCGTCGAAGGTGCCGGCTTCGCACTGGATGAGCGACACCGTCGATGATGTGGGCGATGAGATTTCAGATATGGTCGCGGAGGGTATCGAAGCCGCTATATCAAATATTTTAGGAGGTTAGATAAATGTTAAAGAGTAAAACAATGCCTAAGATCGGCGTGGATATGCTGTATTTTGCGCCGCTTAAGAGCGATCCGGTAGTGGGTGAGCCTGAGTATGATGAGCCTGTGAGGGTCCCGGGGCTTGTGCAGGTCGCGTGGAACCCTAATGCGCAGACGGGGACGTATTACGCCGATAACGGGGCGTATGCCACGGCGGCCCAGAAGGGCGATCTGTCGATGACAGTCGGGATGGCGGATATCCCGCCTGAGCTTGCTGCAATTTGGTTCGGGCATGATTATGAAGATGGCGTAGTTTTCGAGGGGCAGATCAATCCTATCGAGATGGCCGTCGGGTACCGGGTGAAAAAGTCAGACGGCGCTTACCGGTATTTCTGGTGTTTCAAGGGCAAGGCCGCGCCGCCTCAGACGTCGACCGATACGCAGAGCAACTCTATCAGTTTCCAGGGAGGGTCTATCACGATCAACTTCGCTACGCTGGTGTCAACTGGGAAGGATTCGAAGTGGGTAGACGATGACGGCCCGGATCTGCCGGTGGGGTTGACGCCCAAGATGATAGAGGATAACTGGTTTACGGATCCCATGTGGGTGCTGGCTCCGGTGCTTTGATATGTATGTCAGGAACACGAGGGGTTACCGGGACAAGTATACCGGTTTGATTTTCCGGCCCGGCAGTGTGCGCAAGGTCGACGATGACCGAGGCGCGGTGATCGTTGGCGCGGGGTTCGCTGTCGAGATTTCCGGGGGCGCTGCCGGGGCGTCCGATGGCGTTGAGGCTGATAGTGTCGACGCTGAGCCGGATGCAAGGGCGAGGCTTGCGGCAAATCTGGTCAAGCTGGGGCGTGTGTCGTTATTGGACGATGATACTGTGCCTGGCGCTGAGCCTCACAAGGCTCAGGACCCGGGTGGCGGAGTGTCTGACGGTGCGGTGGCGCCGGGCGGGGCTGTTGAGGCTGCCGCCCTGCCGCCTAAGCGCGGTAAGAAGCGCAAGGGCGCTTGAGTTTTTGCTGATCCTGGGCTTTTTGGCTCATGGGTTATTCTCCCTTCTTTTTAGCGGGGCGCGGCGTTTTGGCGGCGCTGTGGCTCGCGGCGGCGGGGCGGTTCGTTCCGGTTCTATCCGGGCATATTTTGAGGGTTGCCCTGCCGCCACCCTCCCTTATTGGCCTTGTTGTTTTGTGGGGTTGTGTTCCGGGGAGGGGTCCGAAGGGGATTGTTTGTGGGGGCGGTGTTTATGAAGCGGGTCGTTTTGAGTTATCGCGGGCAGGATGTGTTGTCCGGCCGGTTTTGTATGGGGGCGTGGCGGGTCATGTATGACTTGCTTTCCAAGTCACGCGTGACGGTCGAGGCTGTCGACGCGGCGGCTGTCGCGGGGCTTTGCGTGATGTTTGACGGGTCTGTCATTACCGATGATGTGCTGCTCCGGGGTTGGCGCGAGTTGGATGAGGGGCAGCTTTCGGCGGCTGTCAACAGCGTTTACGGGTGGTTTGTGGATGTCAAGCCGCATGGCGAGGGTGACGCGCTTGATGATGCGCCGGTGGATCCGGCTTTGAGTTTGTACCGCGGGTTTTGGCCTTATCAGTTGCCGGATGCTCTTGACAGGCAGGATCCGCAGTTGTTTTTTGATGTCGCGGCGGCTAAGGTCGCCGATCCGGATACGGCCGGTGCCGACGAGATCCCGGATAATCTCAGGGTCTTTTATGGGCTTTAGGCGGGGGTTCGTCGTTGCCGGTTGTTTGCCGTGTTTGTGTCCGCGTGTATAGTTCCGTGTTCACGCTGTTATTCTTTGAGTCCGCGCGGTTTATATTGAGTTTTCGTGATTGTTTGCAGGGTTTTTGTGTTTGATATCGAGGGTGTGTTATGGCTGATTATGTAAAACTGGTTACTACCCGGCTGGCGCTTGAGGGCGAGGGCGAGTATAAGGACGCGCTGAAGCAGATCCAGCAGAATATGGGGTTGCTCGGGTCGGAGATGGCTAAGCTTTCGGCTGAGTTCGCGGGGCAGCTCAATAGTTATGACGCGCTGGCGAAAAAGGGAGATATCCTCGGGCGGACGCTCGATGAGCAGAAGGCTAAACAGGCGGCTGTTACCAAGGTGCTTGCCGAGGCTGTGGCCGGGCGTGAGAAGTATAACGCGGAGATCGTGGCTACTCAGAAGGCGATGGAGGCGGAGGCGGCCGCTGGCGGCAAGGAGTCTGAGCGGTACAAGGAGCTTGAGAAGTCGCTTGAATCGCAGACGGAGAAGGCTGCCCAGGCTGAGAACTCTATAGCTAAGTACCAGAAGGAACTCAATTATGCCGACGCGAATGTCATTAAGGCTAGCAATTCGATTAATGAGAATAACAAGTATCTCGATGAGGCTAAGGGGAGCGCGGATAAGTGCGCCACAAGCATAGATAAGTACGGCAAGGCGGTCAAAGAGGCTGGGGACAATGCCGAGGATATGGGCAAGAAGGGATCCGAGGCTATAGGGGCGCTGGCGTCGGCGCTTGTCGCGGCTGGGGTAAAGAAGTCGGTCAAAGAGATCGCCGATGTTTTGAAGGATTGTGTCGGCGAGTTCACGGGGTTCGAAGCTGCTATGTCCCAGATACAGGCGGCTACCGGGTCGACGGCCGGCGAGATGGATACTATAAGCGCGGCTATACGGGAGACGGCGCTGCGTACGGGGCAGTCTGTCGGTGAGCTTGCCGTTTCGGCGCGCGACCTTATGGAGGTCGGCAGTGATGTCGGGCTGGTCGTGGAGCAGCTCGCGTCCGGTACTGATCTGGCTGTCGCGACAAATACTGATTTTTCGCGGACTTTCGACTTTTTGAGCGCGGCTATGAAGACGTTCAATGTCGACGCGGCCGACGCTCAAAATACTTCAGATAGTTTTGCTTATACTACGGTCAAGACTAATACTAATTTGACGCAGCTTTCGGAGGCGTTCACTAATGCCGGCGGGGCGGCTGTCAACGCCGGGATGTCTATCAATGACGTCAATGCTTTCGTTATAACGTTCGCGGAGGCCGGGCTTAAGGGTGGCGCGGCCGGGACGGCGCTCAACGGGGTGATCCGGAACCTGTCGGCGCCGACGGAGAAGGCGGCTAAGGCGCTTGAGGATCTTGGCGTCGCTCTTTATGACGCGGATGGCGCGTCCCGCAATATGTTTGATATCATGGCGGACCTTGAGGGCAAGATGGCGAAGATGTCCGATGAGCAGCGGAACCATACAAAGCAGGTCATATTTGATAATGTCGCGCTGAAGGGTTGGAACATGGTAGCCGCCGAGGGCGTCGGCGCTATCAAGGACCTGAGCGCGGAGATATCGGGTTCTTCCGGGGCGTTTGAGGGGCTGGGGCAGGCGGCGGGTATGGCAGCCGCCGCTACGGATAACACGCAGCAGAGTTTCCGGCTCATGGAGGCGGCTGTCAGCGAGCTTAAGCTGGCGATTGGCGAGCAGCTGGCTCCGGCGCTCGGTATGATCGCGGATGTGGGCGCGGGCGCAGCTGGTTGGGCGGCTGAGTTTATCGAGCAGAACCAGTGGCTTGTGCCGGTCGTGACGGCGCTTGCTATCGGGCTTGGGTTGTTAACGGTGAGCGTAGCCGGGTTCAATATTGCTGTCAACACGGTTATTCCGGCAATACATGCGTTTAACGCGTCGCTGGGGTCTAATCCCATCGGGGCGGTTTTGATCGGGATCAGTGCGCTGATAGCGGTCGTGTCGGGGCTTGTGATCGCTCTTGCGGGGTCTAAGAGTTCAGTGGATGAGTTTAACGCTTCGCTCGATGCTATAACGGAGACGCAGAAGGCGAGTGAGCGGGAGACGCTGGCGGCTGCGGCGGCGGCGGAAAAGTACGCGGCGCGGCTTAAGGAGCTTGAAGCGGAGATGGAGGCCCTGCGGGGGGCCGAAAACCCTGAGTCAATGAAGAGGTACGCGGAGGCCCAGCAGGAGTATGCCGATGTCGTAGGAATGCTGAACAGGGCTATCCCTGAGTTGAACGCGCAGATAGATGATACAACGGGCGTCCTTGTCGGCGGGACCGACGCGATAAGTGGCCAGATCGAGGCTTGGAAGGAACTGGCTATAGCTCAGGCGTTGCAGAGGGCATCCGCTGAATATATAGACGCGCAGGTGCAAGCTTCAGTCAATTTGGAGAAGGCGCGGATCGCCTTGGCTCAAAATGAAGCCGACCTTGCCGCCGGGCGGGAGCGGCTGGCTGAGGTCACTGAGCAGCTTTTAGCCGCGGAGGATGCGCTATATGACATAGATCCCATGTCGGATGGGTTCGAGGAGGCTAGAGCGGCTGCCGAAAGGCTGTCGGATGAATACTGGGCGCTCATGGCCACCATGGGCCAGCTTACGGGGGAGCAGAAAAAGCTTAACAATGATTTGGGCACGGCTCAGGATAATTATGATTCCGCGACTGATGCGGCCGAGAGCCACACAGAAGCGACAAAGAACGTGGCTGACGCTATGTTCGGCACCGCAAACGCGGCGGATGGCGCGGCGGGTGCTGTTGACGCTTATGGCAACGCATTGGATGGCGCTACGGATTCGGCACAGTCGGCGGCTGACGTTTTGCTTAATAAGCAGGTGGAGGCGCTCGAAGCGCTTGCGTCGGAGTATACGTCGCTGGCCGGTACGGCTACCGATGTGTTTAGCGCTATTTCGGACAAGTCCGGGTTGTCGGCTAAGGAGATGACTAAGAACCTCGAGGAGAATCAGAGGGTGCTGGCCGAGTGGGCCGATAATCTTGAGACTCTGTCCGCGCGCGGTATTGATGAGGGGCTGCTTGAGACGCTGCGCAATGCCGGTCCGGATGCTGCAGGGTCTGTAAAAAAACTGGTTTCGGCTACTGATGATGAGCTTGCGACGCTCAGTGAGACGTTTGCCAATGGCGGTGATGTGGCTGTCAATGCGCTGGCTACGTCGCTCGGTATAGATATGAGGGTGGCTAACGCGTCCGCGGAACTTGCCGGTACGGCTGAGAGCGAGTTGCGTAAAAAAATCCAGGAAGGCGGTTTTGAGGGGCTGGGCGGCGATATCGCCGGGGGCGTTGCTCAGGGAATCACGTCCGGTCAAGGTAAGGTTGCGGCGGCGGTAAACAATATGATCGCTAATGCGCTGGCAGCGGGGCAGGCTAAGGCCGAAAGGGGGTCCCCGTCAAAGCTGTTTGAGCGGGAGCTTGGCGCGTCGCTAGCCGAAGGTACCGCTAAGGGTATTGATAAGAAAGCGGATAAGGCGAAGCAAGCTGCTGAGAAGCTGGTGCGTGAGACGTTGGCGGCCGGGAAGCAGCTTATAGACGCGTACCGGCTGGATGATGAGTATAAGGCGTCTGAGGAGCTTTTGATGTGGGAGCATCTCCAAACGCGGTTCAAGGAGGGGACG